TCAAAGTCCAATAACTTCCCATCACTGTCATATTTTAGCATATCACCAGTTTTGGTGTCAACTGAGATAATGGGGTTTTTGGAGATTTTGGGCCCTATTGTTGTTTTTGCTGTTTCTTCCATATGTAATAACACTCCTTATTAGTTTTAAGCCTATTTAACGGCTTTTTGTCGCTTACTCCAGACCAAATCGTAAAAAGATTTCTGATCTGGCATTGGGCTGAGGGCATATTCTCTATCAAACTGTGCTTTCTCTGCACGGCTAAGGACAATTCGGTTACTGGCCTTCTTCGGCGGTGTAGGCGGACGGTTTACTCCTGTGTAGCCGGGGGTTGCCTGCGGTTTAGATGGTTCAGCCGCGGACTCTGCCATCTTTAGAGCAATCTTCTCTTCAAGTATCTCATCGAAATGGTTCATACTTACGATTGAGACGGCCTTTTTATACGCCTCAGGGTCACCCGACAGTTGGTTGGCGGCCTGTTCGACTTCCGAGCTGTATTTGCTCATTACACTGCTGTATTTCGGGTCAGCGGCGATCCCCTGTCGAGCCAACTGTTGCTTTAGCTGTGATATCTCACCCTGTAGCTGTTGAAACGCGGGCATTATAACCTTCTGATCCCTCTCGTCCAGAATATCAAGAGGCTTATCATAGAAGTCCTTAGCCCATGTCTCCCGTTGTTTCTTCCATTCCTCTGCATCAAACCCCTTAGGCTTGGGCCTATTCATGTCCCGCAGGGTCTCAACCAACTTCGCCATATCCGATCCATCGGATTTCTGTCCAACCTGCTGCTGCATACTCGATAGAGCGGTCATCTGTTCTGCCATGAGCCGTAGTTGTTCTGCGGCCGGATCTGTTGTTACCGGTTCCGGCTCAGAAACAACCTCATCCTCACTCATGATTTCAAAGGTCTCCTCGGGAGCTTCAAAATTCACTTCCGGGTTTTCTGGTGTAAAAGAGCTCTCATCAAAGTCCATTTCTACTCCTACATCTCTTGTCTGTGGCATACTTCCTCCTTAGTCGCCCTTACCTATTAAAGGCGACTTTTAATTCAACTATAATCTCCGTTAGCCGAGTGAGCCCTTGCAGCTCACCCTGCGCCCGGTAGATGTCCTTCACTTCACTACATGTTCGGAGCCGGGTTAGTGCCCCCTTCTGCTGGCTGTTCAGCAGCTCCTCCATCGCCCGGAACTCGTCCCGGAACAGAAGTGTTGCCAACGGGTCCATTAGTTCCACCGGAATATCCAACTGCCGCAGGTACTCCTTCACGTTGTGCTCTAAGTGCATTACTTGCCTCCGATACCTGTTGATCTTTCATAAGCTCCTGCTGCTGCAGCATGAGTTCAATATCTCTCACATAGACGGTGAACTCTTTCGGATCCTTGTCCGTTAATAGTTCAATAATCTCATCCATGATCTTAGTCTGCCCAACGTAGAGCTTCATCATCGGCTCAACGAGGGTCGGAGCCTGCTGTTGTATCATGAATATCTTCTCCGCCATTCCAACGGTCTGCTGTAAATAAGCTCCGTATAACTGCTGAAGGGTCATAGCTTTCTGAAGTTTTGCTTCTTCTGTCTTATCCACCTCGGTGACCTTAACGCTGAAGTGGAAACGGCTCGGAATATCCTCCGCACTCATATCCAACACCTCTTGAACAAGGGACTGGCGTTCAACTGGAACCATCGGGAGGATGGACTGAATAGCCCTTTCACTCATCGCAACCAATTGGTAGATGATAAGGAGGCCGATCTCACCATATCCTTCCTCTATGTTCTTACTAATGGCCTCATACAACTTATAACCCTGCTGGGCAAGAAACATCGTCCCTGAAGCTGTGGCCCGGGTCTTAGCCTGATCATCAGGCTGCCCCATCATCGCATTGCCTGCCCCCGTTAAGCGGTCGGCATACTGCATTGTTATTCCTTCGGCCGTGAAGGTACTGGACGACACATCGGGAAAGGTGAATGGGACAATATCATCCTTTGGATTATCCGTCTTCAGGTTGAACAATGGCCGGAACTCAAACCCGTCTAAAGATGCGTTCCCCTTACGGCTTGCAAACCCCTGAAGGGATGAAAGGTGCTGGCTGTTAATGCGAATGTTGTGAAGCGTATCCACCTCATCCTGTAAGCGTTCTACCATCTGCCCAACACCCATTCCGTAGAGCTGGTAGGGGATATTGAAATACGGTATCCGGACTACATCTCTCATACCCAGTTCGTTGAACTCGGCCCGAAGGATTACCCCAGCGTCCTTGTGTATAAAGAGCTTAATGTCCTCCGGCACTCCATCTCCATCCACGTCCCAGAACATATAAACCTCATAGACCTCGTACTCTCGACTGTCCTCGGTAACCGTACTGGTCATGTCCTGCTGACTGAGCTGTGCCTCACGTACTTCTCCTATTTCCCGCTCTGCAAACGGAATCACCTCATCCACGTTTTCAAAGATGCCGTTGGCGGCCTGTTGTCGCAGCTCATATTCCATATACCGCGTCCGGATCGCAATCCACGGCGCACTTTGTATATCCGAGATATGCAGCTTGCAGAAAAAATCCTCAATTGGAATAGGAACCACATCAGGACTGTCCATAACAACCTTTTCAATCTGTTGGCCCTGCCGTTTGAACTGCCACTTCTTAATACTCCACGGAACCTTCACAAACTGCGTGCCCATACTCACCAACTCATACAACAGCGTCAGGTTCTTCTTACGGATATCAATATGATGTTTGCTCTCCATTAGCTGGCTCAGGAGTTCTGTCATGGCTTCGGCATGTTCCCGGTACTGGGGATCTGCCGCTCCAACGGTGATCAGGGGCACACGCGAGGCAAACTTCTCTTTGGTCGTTGCGAAGATACTATTAGTATTTGTCGCGGCCAGCGGGACAACCTGATTCGACGCGTTAGCCCAAGGATAGTTCTTAACCTTCTGTTCGGGTTTTGCCATCCTGTGGCGTTTCCACTTCTCCCAATTCTCCTGTACATCTTCTCTGTCATTTATAACCTGATTGATCTCACTGGTTATGAATGTCAGAACCTCATCTCTCATAGCCTCATCGGGCAGAACTTCCTCCACGGTCGTTCCTACAAAATCACCCACGGGCTCAGGGACATCAATTTCAACATCAGACATTGTATTCCTCCTCTTTGTTACTTATAATCACTTGGTTATTTATAAACGTTGTTTCAATTAGGCCAATTACAGACAAAAAGTCCAACATCTCCATTCCTGTCATTTTCATCATTTCCTCTAAGCTCATCTCAATAGCCGGTTGTTTCATTTACCTTCCCCCTATTCAGGCTGTTTTTAAAGACCCGTTTCCTTATAACTTCTGGGCGTTCCAGCACCTGACTTTCTTGTATAGCCATGCTCAGTGCGTCCAGCACATCCTTCTTCGGCGCGTCCGGGAAGACCTTCAACTCACTCTTAACGTCGCGTCGGAAACTTTCAACGCAATAGAGAAGATTCCGTCTTAGAAGGGGTTCAAGATTTGTTCGTATCCGCGCGTCCTTATCACCTGCCGTTTTAATGGGCCGAAAACCAATCCATGTCCGCCGCCTGTCCTGTTCATCACGGAATAGGGGTTCAAAGACCTTGAAGGGCCCTTGCATCTCCATGCCGCTAAAGCGAAGGTAGTTTTTAAACGCGGAGTAGCCGTCAAAAAACCAGTCGAAGATCCCACTCGGTGCTACGTAGTCGGCCTTACCTCGGATGATAAAGCGTCTCTCGTCAGGTGCCGTTACGAGTATAAGATACGCTGACCGGCTGGTCTTAGCTGACATACCTCTTTCAGAAGCAGCTGGGTCTGCAACCTGTATCACATCGCAATCCCTTAACCACCAGACCTTATCCTCACCGTTGTTAAAGAACGATACGCAGTATCCGAGGCCGTCGTCATAGTTCAACGTGCATTCGTTAACATCGAATTGGTTAAGCTCCTGAAAACTGCTCTTAAAGGGGTTGTTGAAGTACTGAGTCCAATATGTCCATGGGTCCTCAACTTCCATCTTCTTCAACCCCGCCATGGTGAATGCCTCTGGGAAGATAATCCTCCCATCCTCAAGGATCATTCGGTAGTAGATGTCCCATTCTCCGTCTGGTGTCTCAGTGTAATGGTCAGGCAGCTCACTCCAATAGCCAACCTGCGTTCGACAGTTGTTCATCAGAGTTTCATACGCGTCATCTGGTGAATAACGAGTGCCACAAAGGAAGACGCGGCTCTCTTTCCATTCCTTAACCAAAGTTCTAATAGCCGATTTCAACCAGTTACTCATCCGATACATCGAAGCTGAGGCACGTCGTTCCGAGTCAAGATCCTGATCACTGATTATATCATCAAGCTTAAGTAGGTCCACGTGGATTCCGGCTGTTGAACCGCCTGCCGTTAGAGTTTTAATGTTTGGTTGGCGACGGTTACGCGTCTTATTCGGAAGGGTTAACATCTTCTGGTTACATCCAACCTGTGAGGTGTAGTTGGTGATGTGGTATTCGGGGTAGAGCCACTTAAAGAACTCATTATCCGTAAACGTATCAATCGTATATCCGAGGAACTCCAGCGAACGGTCTTCAATTCCGCAACCAAGGCCGATACTAAGATTCGGATCACGAAGGAGCTCCCATGTGTTTCCACCATGGGTGTATACCGTGCTTTTGAAATGGCTACGACCGATGAGACACGCCCCCTTAGACCCCGGCTTTAACTCCTCCTGATAGAAGTTCGCCATCTCAACGTGGAGGTGATCGGTGAGCTTATCGTATGGGCCATCGAAACCGGCTATGAGGGTTAAAAAGGCCCAGAGGTTAACGAAGCCCATTTGCCGTGTGAGGCGGTAGAACTCCGAATCCGTTGTTGTATTGAAGTTTCCTGATGCGATCTCAGAGGCCAGTTGGTTTACAATTAACTGTGCATCTGCAGCTGAGTTGAAGAGAGGAGCTTTTGGATGTGGGGTTATTGTTAAGCTTGGTTTTTGATAATCGTCCATGCTTCCTCTGCTTCTGTTTCTGTTTCTGCTGCCCCACCCGTCCCGTTAACCCCAACTGTCCAATTCTCGGCTGTTAGGAAACCATGGCCGGTGAACATCTCAAAGCTGTTTAATGGACACAGATGGCTGAGGATGTTTATTCCTTGGGGGGGTTCGGGTTGCTTATTCATCTGTTTCCTCCGCCGTAGTTGTGTTAGTTGTGTTGAACCTATCGGACCTATCGGACCTATCGGACTCGTCGGACCACCCAACAACCGGCAGACCATCGGCCACCTTTCCAGCAGCAGCCAAGAACTTCTCGGCGAACCCGTCGCTGAATACAAAGGTGTTCCCCTGCTGGCCAAGACCCTTTGTCTTATCAATGATGCCGGTAATTTCCAACACCCGGTCAGCAACCTGCCGACGTTGGTTATAGGGGACCTCATGGCTGGTAAGCCCTTCCTCATAGACATCCAAGGCCATACTCTCCATATCCTGTATACGTTCCTTGGCCACTTTGGTGCTGGCCAACCGAGCTGTGGTCAGGGCAAAATCATGGTAATCCTTGCGGATAATAGGTTCAAACTGATCTACCTCAGATAAGAGGTCGGCCGCCTGCTGGTCCTCTATTGTTGAATAGGAAGGGCTGTGGCTGATTATGTCCATTGTCTCCAAAGTGTCCATTTCTATATTCATAACGTATCCTACCATGAGGAAGGGGGAGTGTCAACCCTATGTGCTGGTTAAGTTGGAACTATGGTTGTATCTTTAGCCGAGTTCAGATATAGTTACCCCTAAGACAGGTTATGCAGAGACAGGTTACACAGCGACGATTAAAAACGGAGGTTACTATGAAAAGAATAGAAGTTAAAGGGGTGCTGGCTGATAAGGTGCTCCTCACCCTTGAGAAGAGTCCGGCGGTGAGTAAGGGAGGCATCTTTGATCCGAGGGCGGGAGAACGACTAACCCCTTTCGGAAAGGTGACGGCTATTGGGCCTGAGGTTACTGATGTTGCCGTAGGTGATATTGTCTACTACGACATCCATGAGGGTTGGCGGATTGATGATGATCAGTTGGTTACGAAGGTGGAGCACCTTGGCGCGAAGGTAGTTGTGGATGAGTAGTGTTGTTATAGGTGCAAATCCAACCCCAAATCCAACCCCAACGGCGGCTAAAGCTGTGACTATA